TGCATCCCCTCGTCCGTTCCGCTCAATCTCTGCGTATGCATTGCCGTAAAGGAGCAACCAAGACTGCATTAGCTCCCGGAAGATGAAGGCGGGCATGTCTGCATTGGCCCTGTCATGCAGGAGGCGGTAATTGGGGTGACTAGGTGCCTTCTCCTTGCCCTCGAACGTCCGCTTGTAGACCGGGAGAGGGAGTGACGCCAGCGTTGAAGAAATGAGCCTTACCGCCGCCCATACCGTGCTTGCCTCAATCGCATTCTCCGGAGATACGACAACGCCGCTCGTTGAACGGCTTCCGCCGAATGCATCGAATAGCCACGCTTCCGGATTCGCTAAGCCGCTCCTATTCCGGTGTTCTAGTTTATTTGCGAAGTATCCCATTTAACTTACTCCTAGCCATGTAAGCACTAGTCCGAGTGCGAGAGGGGCCAGCGGGAAGTAGATCATCGCCAATCCCGCCAGTACCAAGCTTGCCCCTAGCACTGCTAGTGCGTCGTTACCATCAAACTTTTCCATTACGTCGCCTTTCTATTGTTTTCTTGAAACTCTCAACCCGTTTCGCGACATGCTCCGGAGATTGCGTCCGGCCTCTGTTCTCATGCCCCGGGAGGTACCGGCTTGGCATGCCCTTAATTCGACCTTTGCCTATGTCCGTCGCCCGCATCAGCTCTGCACAACCGCACGCGCAAAGCTGGCGCATTGCGTTCGTAATCGGCTGAGTCTTACGGCGTGCATGGCCGCGAAGGAATCGCATTGGCTGGCCTTTGACCCATCCCCGCGCACGCTTCGTCTCAACGGCAATTGGAGCGGGCTTCCCGCATCCACATTCACATAGCTTCATATCATCCCAACACTATGAGGCCCCGGTCCTCGTATACGCTGCGACTCTCAGGCGTCATGCATTCGGAGAGTCCCATAATCAATGCGACTACTCCGTCAATGCGTTCCCGGCTCTTTGACTTGTCCGGCTTAATGTTCCCCGCAGGGTCCGTCTTAATCGCTACGTTGTTCACCATCCAACGGAGAATCGGGTTTCCGTCGTGCATGATCTGGCGTCCGACGATTAGCCTTTCAAGCATCTTCGTTGGCTCGTTCATCGAGACGAACCCTTGCCGATGCTGCACCATCAGAAAGCCGTCTTGCTCGCCTAATTGATTCGCCAACTGCGTACTATTCCAAGGATCAAAAGCAATGCTTTCAATCGCGTACCGCTCGCCTAGTGCAACGATGTCCGCTCGAATGCGGTCGAAGTCCACGACATCCCCCGGAGTCACTGTTAGGATGCCTTGGCGCTCCCAAGCCTCGTAAGGCACTCTATCCGAGTTGTCCCGGAGCTTCCGCTCAGGTATCCAGAAGTGCGGGAGCACTCGGTACGGAAGGCCAGGGGAGGGAGGAAAGACTAACACGAATGCGCTAATGTCTGTCGTCGTTGAGAGGTCTAATCCGCCATGACAGGCGAGGCCGTCTAACTCGCCTAGCTCGCCCTTACATGCGTCCCAATCTTCTAGTCTGATCCAGCGGGTTACTTGCTGCACCCACGTGTTGAGGTGGAACTGAACGAATGCGTTGTATGCACTGGGGAGGCTCAACGCCTTCCTACTCTCCGCCTCCATGTAGTCGCGAGTCGGACTAACTGGATAGTTGGGGTTTGCCTTGAGCCACGTTGCTTCCTCGGTAATGTCGTCTTCCGGATCGGCGGCATATATCACGGGGAGGAACGACGGATCATCAATCACTCCGTCTCTAACGTTGACTGCGTACTGGTGCAACTCCCAACCGATTGACTCCGGCTCATAGATGCCCGCCGTCGTCAGAAAGCACTCTATGGGCTCTTGGCGTTTACTGGTGCTCGTATGAAGAACGTCATAAAGGTCACGGCTAGGAGCAAACGCAATTTCATCATAGAAGATCGCATGCGAGTTGTAGCCCGCCTTCGTCCCCGCATCCGCTGAAATGACTTTGTAAACGCTATTTGTACTTGGGACAACAATGGAGTGCTTGTAGACCTTAGCGCGCTTCATCAATGCGGGCTCTGCTTCAATCATTGCTTTTGCGGTATCAAAACAGAGGCGCGCTTGGTCGCGGTCATTTGCTGCGCTGTATATCTCTGCGCCAAGCTCCCCATCGGCCAGAAGCAGGTAGATAGCGAGTGCGGCGGCCAAGGTCGTTTTACCTGCGCCTCTTCCAACTTCGAGGTAAAGCGTCCGGTACTTCCGGGTCCCATCCTCCCGCTTCCATCCGAAGAGAGGACGAACAATCCGTTCTTTCTGCCACTCCGCGAGTTTGAGTCTTTGTCCTGCCAGTGCACCTTTAGTGTGTCTGCAATAGCGTTCAATGAACTCAACGGCTCGATTTGCGGCGCCCTCATCAAACCAATACGTCACGTTCCGAAGAATCTGGCTTCGTCGTCGTCCGGCATTGGCGAGACGCTAACGCGGCTTCGTGCTGCGGGAGTTAGTCCGAACTGGACTAGAAACTTGTGCATTTGCTCCATGGCCTTATTCGCGATGTGGAGGTGTGCGGAGGTCTGGACGTAGCCGTTAGGGCTCGTCTGCGTGACGCCGTGCTTCCGTAGCTCCCGCTCCGCATCGGCCCATCTACCGAAGGCGACGCAGTACGCCGCGAGTCCGGCCATGTCGATTCGAGTCAAAAGGCCCAGCTTCTCCAACTCCGGGACAATCCGCTTCCATTCCTTGCGGGCTTCGCCCTTCACGAATGCAGGACAGTCCGGGATGGATGCATCCGGCTGCGGCTCATTGACGTTCAATGGCCTCTTGCCCGGGTTCCCTTCGAGGAGCTTTAGCGCCGTAGGCTTCGGGTAGTTAGGCATGACTCCCCCCTACGTTTGAAGTGCGACCATGAACGCAAGACTGGGGGGCGGTGTCCGGCCCGTGTCGGCCAGCTCTTAGACCGGCATACCCCTTCCGGAGTGCTAACGCGGTTAGTCGTTCGTGCTTCAATTGCTTCATGTCCTTTTTGGTCTTCATCGCTTCTCGTAATCATCGGGCATGACTGCCGTTCTGTATTTCCTTCGCTGGCCCTCAATCTTCATGTGACATGGATGACAGACACTCACGAGGTTGGAGAGGACCAACCGTAACTGCGGCGCTTCGCGTACACTCTTCTCGTGATGCACTTCCGTCGCCGGACTAATACGTCCTGCCGCACCACAAACCTCACAAAGCGGCGTCATGGACAGCTTCCGGTCTCGCGTGCGTTTCCAGTCTCGTCCATAGCCGCGCCTACTCGCGTTTGCTCTTTCGTCCGTTGGCTTGCAGTTGTCGCAGTAGAGGGCCAGCGAGAGAGTCCGACAAGAAACGCAGCGGGTTAGTGGCCTAGTCGGCAAGACCATCGTCCGAGACATGATCCCATGAGACGTTGCCGTCTTCGTCAACGTCCATTCCCGAATCGTCCATGAGTTGATCTAGGGAGGAGTAGCGGCGGGGATAGTGCTTCTTCTTTCCGTTGACTGTAGCTGTCCTTCCGTGATCCCAACTCCCGGTATTCCATGATTGGAGCATGCTGAGAATCGAGTTTCGGATGACGTTTCGCATGTATCTGTCTAGCTCCTTACTCCACTTCTCTTCCGACATCTCGCCAGCGGCGTACTTCGCATATGCACGCACCTTCTCAGGGCGAACGCAGAGGAGGTCTATCATCGCCTCCTGATAGGCGTCCTGCCTGAGCCCTTCGTCTTGTGTCGCCTTGGCCGCTATGGCCTTGATGACACCAGAATATGAGAGGACGTAATCCTCCCAGCCTTCACTGCGGTTGATCTCCGGTAGTGTTTTTTCCTTCGGCTTTTTCGCTTTGTGCCGGTGATAATTCCAACTCGCTACGTTCGTTGGCATGCCGCTAAAGCACGACTCGCGAATGCGGTTGCGCAGCGTTGATCGATGTAGTCCGAGCATGTCGGCCACTTCGGCCCAGTTGTAGCCCTGTCGGTAAAGCTCTACGGCTTGTCGGATATTCTGCGGTAGGCTCTCTATTGCGCGGTCTAGGTCGATCCGATTCAAAATCTCTTCGTCTGTCATTCACGGTCTTATTTCGTCGTTTCACCTCGGGGTATAATTAAGTCCACGACAACAGGCATTTTTGCTAAGATTTCGTGAATGAAGTTTTCTGCGGCGGAATTGTCGTCGCGGCGGGGTGCTACTTGTATTGGAGAAGGAGGGCCAGCGGGAGGAGAACCGATTATGAACAAATTGTCATAATTCGTTTTCGACGCGGCGGGCTCTTCATGTAGTCTTAACCGTAGACGTAGCGATTCCCTGCTGTGAGAGTGATGCCCCGAAAGGGACCTAGCAGAGCGTGAACGGAGTTTCCCCACGGGGTTAGCCGGATCGTTGCGTGCTCGGAAGGGTTTCGGACA